GCATCACTCATCATCTATTGCGGCTCTTTGACTTGCGGTGATGTATCGCGTTTGCAGCGCAAGCATCCAAACTTTTTATCAAATCCAACTGTCGATGCAATGGTTGATTTGATATTGGCGAAAGCCGAAAACAAAGACGGTGAGAAAATGTTTACGCTTGAGGATAAGCCTGTGCTCATGCGCGAATCGGTCACATTGATTTCTCGAGTTTCTGGTGCAATGTTTAGCACCGTTGAGTCGGTAGAAGAACTGGGAAACGGTTAAAGTCTGACAGTGTGCGCTTCAATATGATTGCGCTCGCTGACAGACTACATAAAACCATTGACGAAATCGAGGAAGTCTCCCTGACTGAATTGAACGAGTGGGTCGCTTACTTTAAGCTGAAGGACGAGCAATATGGCACAACCAGACGTTAAAGTAAGAATCTCAGCGGTAGACGAAACCAAAGCCGCCTTCAACTCTGTAGCGAAAGGCGCTATTGGACTAAAGAACGCCATCTTTAGCGTTCAAGGCGCCATTGCTGGCATTTCAGGCGGCGCTGTCGTTAGCAGTCTGATTAAGACCAATGCCAGCTTCCAGCAACTTCAAGCCAGCTTGCAAACCTTCACAGGTTCTGCTTCTGCTGCTGCCGCCAAGTTCAATGAACTTCAAACCTTTGCATCCAAAACACCATTCAGTTTGCAAGAATTGGTGCAAGGTTTCAACATTCTCAAAAGCCGAGGTTTAGACCCAAGCATTTCATCGTTTGAGGCTTTTGGCAATATCGCATCAGGCACTGGCAAAAGCATCAATCAACTCACTGAGGCGATTGCAGATGCAGCCGTTGGAGAGTTTGAACGCCTGAAAGAGTTTGGCATTAAGGCCAACAAAGAAGGCGATAACATCAAATTTACGTTTGGCGGTGTTACTACTCAGGTTCGCAATAATTCTGCAGAAATACTTGGCTACCTGGAAAAACTTGGCAATGTCCAATTTGCAGGGGCAATGGAACGCCAAGCGCAAACGCTTAATGGCGCTTTTTCCAATTTTGGCGATGCTGTTGATGCTTTAGCAAAAAGCATTGGCGAGGCTGGGCTAAATGACTTTGTGGTTGAAACCACTAAATCTTTGACTGGTTTTGTCTCTAGATTGAATGAGGCGACCAAAGCTGGTTATGGTTTTGTGGATGCGATGAAGTTTGCTTTTACTGGTGGAGATAATCAGCAAAAACTTGCATCAGTTCGCGATGAAATTAAGGCCATCAACAAAGCACTTGATGAAGCTGAAAAAATCACCCCAGGCATAAGCACGTCCATGACAGATGAAGTCACACGGCTTCAAGAACTCACAAAAATGGAGCGTGAGTTATTAGGTATTAGACAGCAATCTAATGGTCGCGGCGCTGGGTTCCAAGACCCAAGGATTTTGACATTTAAAGAGCCAACCAAAGACAAAGGCATCTCTGGTGTTATTGCTGAGGCGAAGATGGCGCATATTCAATACTTAACTGATGTCCAAAACGAGACAACAAACATTGAACTTGAAAACATCCGAAAACGTGACGAGATCAGGAAGCAATCTTATCAGGTATGGTTTGATCTCATTGATCAAGAACAAAACGAAGCCATTGAAGCTGGCGCGTTGATAGTGCAAATTGCAGATGAGCAAAAGCAAAAGATTGATGATATGACCAATGCACTTGCCTCATCTTTTAACTCTGCCTTTACCGCAGCTATTCAAGGCGGGGAAGGTTTGGGCGATGTATTAAAGTCCTTGCTGCGTGATATTGTGGCAATGACAACCAAAATGCTCGTGCTTGATCCATTGATGAAGTCATTGCGAGGCGCTATTGCTGGCTCCGGGTTCGGCCAAAGCATTATTGGCGCTATTGGCGGCACATTTGGCGGCGCTCGTGCAGGCGGTGGAGATGTTTCGGGTGGTCGCAGCTATCTGGTTGGGGAGCGTGGGCCTGAATTGTTTATTCCCGGCTCATCAGGCACGATCATGTCGAACAATGCCTTAAGTGGATCATCAGGTGGTGTAACCGTCAATCAGGTTATCAACGTCACCACTGGCGTGCAGCAAACTGTGCGTGCTGAAATTATGACGCTGATGCCGCAAATTGCTGGCGCTGCCAAAGCAGCAGTGGCAGACGCTAAACTGCGCGGCGGTTCTTACGCTGCGGCTATGAGGTAAAAAATGCCGACCACTTATCCAATCACATTTCCAAACAATCTGATCAGTTCAGTCAATATCCGCGCCCGTAATGTGGTTGGCGTGTCGGCCTCACCATTCACCGGTCAGCAACAGGTCTACAAGCATCCTGGCGCGTGGTGGGAAATGGAAGTCACCTTGCCGACCATGAAGCGCGATGACGCTGAGTCCATTAACGCTTTCCTGATCTCGCTGTCGGGTCGCTATGGCACCTTTCTGATGGGCGACCAAGCCAACACTTCACCCCGTGGTGTAGGAACAGGCACGCCGCTGGTTTATGGCGCAGGGCAGACGGGTGATGACTTGATTACAAATGGCTGGACACCCAGCACCACCGGCATCCTCAAGGCTGGCGATTGGATTCAGCTTGGCTCTGGTGCAAACACTCGGCTTTATAAAGTGCTGGCTGATGCAAACTCGGACGGTTCAGGTGTATCCTCATTGTCCATTTGGCCTAACTTGCGTTCATCGCCTGCAAATGGCTCGCCTGTGGTGGTCAACAACACCAAAGGCCAGTGGCGGCTATCCACCAACGAACACAACTACAGCATTGAGGTCGGCAAACTGTACGGCATCACCTTTGCCTGCGTGGAGGCGCTATGAGCCGTAATCTCAGCGCCAGCGTTATCACCGAACTCAATGCCGCTGAGGTTCAGCCTTTTTTACTTTTTCAAGGTGAGTTCATCAGCGGCACTGTGCGTACTTGGTCTGGCATTGGCGATCTGTCTTGGGGTGGGCATACTTGGACAGGCACTGGAACGCTTTTGAGCATTTCATCTGTACAAGAAACCAGCGACACCTCTGCAAATGGCATTACTGCCTCGCTGTCTGGCATCCCATCATCATTGATTTCTTTGGCTTTGTCAGAATGTTCTCAAGGCGATCTAGGCTATGTCTATTTGGGATTTATCAAAAACAATGCCATCGTTTCTGACCCGGTATTGCTGTTTGAGGGACGTTTAGACATCCCAGCGATTGAAGAAAACGGCGAGACCGCTGTTGTCTCGATCAGCTACGAGTCACGTTTAATTGATCTGGATAGACCACGAGAAAGCCGCTATACCAACGAAGACCAGCAACGTGCATTCCCTGGTGATCTTGGCATGGAGTTTGTCGCCGATTTGCAAGATAAGAGTTTGACCTGGGGCAGAAAATGAAGCTGCAAGGTTGGGAGCGAAATCTTCAAACCTATTTATCCTCCATTGATGAGTTTGAGTGGGGTAAGACAGATTGCTGCATGTTTGCTGTTGGCGCTGTCAAAGTCATTACAGGAATTGACCACGGCAAAGCCTACAAACACAAAACGCAAATTGGCGCAGCCAAATTGCTCGCAAAACATGGTGGCGTTGAGGCAATTGCCACCAAACATTTAGGCAACCCAAAGCCAGCAACATTTGCCCAGCGTGGTGATGTGGTGTCTTTTGAGACCGAAGAAGGTCTTGCTTTGGGTATTTGCATAGGTAATAGAATTGCGGCAATGAAAGCAGATGGTTTGACATTTTTGCCACTGTTCAAAAGCATAAAAGCATGGAGCGTATGAAATGCCTCAAGTAATTGTTGCAGCGGCGGTTACTGCTGGAATATCAACTGCGTTTGCTTCTGCCGCGACGATTGCAGCCGCAGGTGGCTTTTTATCATTTGCGGCAGGTTCTGCTGGTGCTTTTTTTGCCAGAACATTTGTCACCAGTTTAGTTCTAGGCGGCTTATCGCAAGCACTTGCCAAAAAAGCGTCTGGTGGCATTAACGGTGGTGGTCAAACGATTAGCGGCAAATCAGCCATAGCACCTCATCAAATTATCTATGGACGCACTCGTGTTGGTGGAACCATCGTCCACATGGAAGCCACAGACAGCAACAAATATCTACACCTGGTGTTTGCGGTTGCTGGTCACGAGATTGATGGCTTTGAAAAGGTTTATTTTGATGATGCTGAAGTCACGCTAGATGGCAATGGTTTTGGATATGACGGCAAAGCGCGTGTGCTTTTTAAGCTGGGCACAGACGATCAGACAGCATTTAGCGATCTGGTCACAGAATCAGATGCTGGTTGGACAAACAACCATCGGCTGCGTGGGATTGCTTGTGCTTATGTGCGTTTGGAATACAGCGCTGACAAATTCCCCAATGGTTTACCAAACATCAGCTTTTTGATTCGCGGCAAAAAGGTTTACGACCCACGCAACAGCACAACGGCATGGTCATCTAACCCTGCTTTATGCGTTAACGATTTCCTGACCAATACCAAATACGGTCTGGGTTGCACTTATGCCAACGAGATTGATGATTCTGCGCTGATTGCTGCGGCCAATATTTGTGATGAAGATGTGCCATTGGACGCAGGAGGCACTGAAAACCGTTATGAGTGCCACGGTGTCATTGCCACATCACAACGTCCTGCTGACGCGATTAACGGCCTTCTCGGGGCTATGTCTGGCAAAGCTGTTTTCTCAGGCGGCAAATGGCGCATTCTGCCTGGTGCTTATTACACGCCGACACTAACCTTTGATGAAGGCGATTTGTGTGGTGGGTTTAAGGTGCAGTCGCTGGTGTCACGGCGTGAAAATTTCAACTGCGTAAAGGGCATTTTTAGCAGCGCAGCAGATCAATACGTTGCAACCGATTTCCCGCCAATCATCTCCAGCGCGTTTATTGCTGAAGACAATGGCGAGGCTGTTTATAAAAACATTGAGTTGCCGCTGACCACCAGCTCAAGCATGGCGCAGCGGCTGGCAAAAATTGAATTGCTTAAAGCAAGGCAGCAAATCACGCTGACTTTGCCTATGAAACTGACAGGCTTGCAAGCCAATGTTGGCGACATCATTCAGGTTACAAACACGCGAATGGGTTGGTCAGCCAAACCATTTGAAGTTGTGACCATGCAAATGGCTCTTGGGGAGGTGCTGGGTGTTGACCTGGAATTGCGCGAGATCAGCACCGATGTGTTTGATTGGCAAACCAGCGAAGAACAAGCCTATGACCCAGCGCCGAATACCAATCTGCCAAATGCATTTGCTGTCGCCCCGGTAACAGACCTGACACTGCAAACGCAAAACCTCTTGTCCCCAGATGGCACCTCGCAGTCAGGCATTTTGGTGATATGGACACAACCAGCCAATGCCTTTGTTGAGCGATATGAAGTTCAGTATATTCGCGGCAGCAGTAACTTCGATTGGGGCTTGATTACCGACTCCAGCACTGTCAGCACTGACCACGGCTTTATTGTTTCCACGCCAAGCAGCGAGGTTGATTACGGTGTTATTACCGAAGCGACCAGTTCTGCCGAATCGCAGTACAACTCCATTTTTGTCACCACGCCTTACTACTTTATCAACGGCGCAGTGGCTGGCGCTGAGTACGCTGTGCGCGTGCGGGCCATCAATACGATGGGTGTGCGCTCTGCATGGAGCACCAGCAATCAAACCACCTATGGCGACACCGAGCCGCCAAGCGCACCGAGTGAATTGACTGCTGTCGGTGGCTACAAGCAGATTACCGTTTCGTGGTTGAACCCAACGGTTTCAGACTTCGACTACGTTGAAATCTTCGGCAACATCGTCAACAACTTCAGCACCTCAACCAAGCTGGGTGTGCTGCGCGGCACCAGCTATGTAGACGCACCGCTGGCAATCAACTTCACCCGGTACTACTGGGTACGGGCTGTTGACCGCAGCGGCAATGTGTCTGATGTGACGGGCAGTGCCAACGCCACCACCGAGTTCATTGACAGCGACAGCTTCAGCGCAGCAGTGATGAACCTGTTTAGCGAGGCGGGCGCTTACGGCATCGAGCCAGTGGCTACGCTTCCGCTGACAGGTGACTTTGACGGTCAGATTAAGTTTGATACCACCAACAACAAACTGTGGCGCTGGGATGCAACGGGTGGTGTGTGGACTGATGATATTTTCAGCATCACCAGCGGGTCGGTAGATGCTGCCAGTTTTGCTGCTGGTATTGAGCCAGTCGCCATTGAATCAACCTTGCCAAACCCTAGTGGCTACACCGGGCCGCAGGTGGTGTTCCTTACCACCGACAACAAACTGTACCGCTATACAGGGTCAGCATGGGTGGCCTCAGTGTCCACCAGCGACCTGTCTGGCACACTGGGTAGCAACCTGTTCAGCAACTCTATTCGCCCAGTTGAGGTGGTTGGCGCTCTGCCAAGCACAGGCAACTTTGCTGGGCGTGTGGCTGTGCTTACCACCGATGGCAAACTGTACCGGCACAACGGCACGGCGTGGACGGCGGCTGTGCCAACCACCGACCTATCGGGTACGGTGACAAGCGCCCAGATTGCTGGGCTTGCGGCAAGCAAGATCACGGGCACTTTGTCGGATGCGCAACTGGCTGAGATTAGCGCGGCAAAGATTTCAGGGCAACTGACTAATGAGCAAATTGCCGAAATAGCTGCTGCAAAGGTCACTGGAACGCTGTCGGATTCTCAGATTGCAG